TCCGCCGCCGATGAGGGGCTGGAGTGGCAGATGAGTGTACACATCGAGAGCCGCCGCACCCTCACCCGGCACGCGGGTGATGTGGTCAATGGACAGCCGCTCACCGTTGACGACGTTACGGTGTTGGCGGATGGCGTCATCCGAGAGGTGTCATTCACCCCGACCGGCGTTGATGCCGACACCAGCGCCCGCATCCTTTCCCTTTCTCTTAAACCCGACAAGGAACAACCCATGAACAAAGATCTGGAACAGCAGGTAGCGACGTTGTCCGCCGAAAAGGAAACGCTCGCCGCCGAAAACAAAACCCTGAAGCAGCAGCTCGCCGAACAGGCGACGGCCGCGAAGCTGGCGCAACTCTCTGCCCTCGGTGTGGAGGGCGAGCGCGCCGCCAAACTCGCCAAAGCCGACGACGACACCTTCGCCGCGTTGGTTGAGCAAATCCAGCTCTCAGCGAAGCAGAGCGCTGTGTTGTCCGCCAGCTACGAGGGCGGCACCACCGAAACCACCCGCCAGAATCCCCTCTTAAAGAACAAGGAGTAATCCATGACTGCACTTGCCATGCTTGGCCTCACCCAAAAAGAACTGGACGAGGCCGTCAACCAAAAACCGAAAGTCCCGTCTCGCCTGCTCACCGACCCGATGTGGCGCGAAAAGAACCTAACCACGACGACCGTCATGGTCGAGTTTGTCGATGGCCGCGTCGCTCTCATCCCGGCGCGCGACCGTGCCGATGCGCCCAACCAAAAGGCGTTCGGCAAGGGCAGCACCGTTCGCACTTTCGCCGTGCCGCATCTCTCGCTGCAAACGGTTATCCGCGCCGACCAGATTCAGGACGTGCGCAAGGCGGGGACGGCGGACGCGCTGCTCTCCAACGCCGAAGTGGTCGCCGACGAAATCACCGAACACCGCAACAGCCACGACGCTACCATCGAACACCTGATGCTGGGCGCGGTCAAAGGCAAGATTGTCGATGCCGACGGCACCACCGTCATCTATGACCTGTTCAGCGAGTTTGGGATTACCGAGCCGGAAACCACCATGCAGTTTGGTGGCACGGGCGACCTCGGCCTCGTCATCGAACAAACCCTGCGCGCGATGAAAAAGGCGCTCAAAGGCGACGTTGCGAGCGGTTGCACCGTGCTGTGCAGCCCGGAATTTTTCGACTCGCTGGTCAGCCACAAATCCACCAAAGAGGCGTGGCTGCGCTACCAAGACAACGTTCTCGCCCGCGAAAACACCCAGGGCAAGTTCGCTTGGAAGGGCATGAACTTTGAAATCTACGACTACAGCATCGGCGCCACCCCGATGATTGAAGCAGGCCATGCACACGCCTACCTCACCGGGATGCGTAACGGCTTCGTGCGCTACAACGCCCCCGGCAACATGATGACCGAGGCGAACAAAATGGCGCGCGCCTTCTACATCGACGTGGAAAACCTCGAACACAAGCGCGGGGTGAGCGTCTACACCGAGGGCAACCCGTTGCCGATGTGCCTACGCCCGCAGACCCTGATGCACTTCAAGAGCGCGTGATGTACGCACAACCGCAAGACATCATCGACCGCTTCGGCGCGCGCGAGGTGAAACAGGTGTTGGAAGCCGACCCCGATCCGCAAAACGCCCGCCTGTTGGCGGCGTGTGCGGATGCGGCGGCGCTGGCCGATACCTACATCGCCCGCGCGCACCCGTTGCCCCTGCCGTCCGTGCCAGCGGCGCTGGTGTCAGCTACGGCGGACATCGCCCGCTATCGCCTGCACGACGACCAAATCAAGGAGGGCGGCGACACCGGGAAAACCACCATCCGCCTGCGCTACGAGGACGCCTTGAAATGGCTGGCCGACGTCGCGGCGGGCAAGGTGCAACTCTATCCGGGGAGCGGCGACAACCGCAAACCGGATAGCCCGTTGCCGCTCACGGGCAACCATCGCATCGCCGTCGTATCCAGCCCGGTCGTCTATGACCAGGCGACGTTGGACAAGATGGACATGGTGCGACGGAGGTAGCGATGCGCTTTGTGGTATCGACGGACGGGCTGGGCGAAGCGCTCGGCACGCTACGGCTATTGGCGACGAAGGGCGAAGACCTGACGCCGATGCTGGACGAGCTGGGGCAGGACGAAGTAGCGCGGGTAGTGCAACGCTTCGAGCAATCCCGTTCGCCGGACGGCACGGCGTGGCAGACTCTAAAGCGTCCACGACCACGCGGCGGCGAGCATCCGTTGCAAGACACCGGCGTACTGATGGGCTCCATCACCGCACAAGCACACGGCAACATCCTGCAAATCGGCACTGCGACCGACTACGCCCACTATCACCAGTTCGGCACACAGCACATCCCGGCGCGCCCGTTTTTGGGCGTCTCGGACGACCTGCTCGCCAGCATCAAGGAACTGACCCATGCCTACTTCAACCTTTGACGTCAATGCCGCCTACGCGCCCATCGCAGCGCGGCTGAAAACGGTGGACGGGGTGCATGCTGTCTGCGGTGCCAACGACCTTGCCCAGGTGATAAACGGCAAGACCACGGGGACGGACGGCTACGTCTATCTCATATTCGACGGCATCGCACCCAAAAGCGACGCGGGCAACGGGCGCCACCAACTCATTACCGTGACCTACAGCATCATCATTGCCTCGCAAAATTACCAGCGCGACGGTATGCCGGACGGCGTGGGCAAGCTGATTGGTGGCGTCATGCAGGCGATGGCGGGCTTTGCCCCGCTGGATGATGACCCGCGCGCGCGGCAAACCTTGCAAATGGTACCGGGCGAGCGGGCGGTATATGCCTACGGCTTGAGCCTCTACCCGCTCAAATATCAACTCAATCTCAATTTCCAATCCAAGGAGTAACACATGGCAGCACAACTGCGACACGACGGCTTCATTGGCGAAGGTACACTGTACATCCGCCGCCTTGACCGCCCCGAACTCGGCATGATCCAAATGGGTAACGCCACCGAATTATCCGTATCCTCAGAATCCGAAGTAAAAGAGCGCATCTCTAAAATGCGCGAGAACTACGGCGCGGTCTTGAACACCGTCATCCTGCCGAAATCCGGCGAGTTAAAAATCACCCTCGACGATTTCAACGAGGAGAACATGGCGATGGTCTTCCAGGGCGCGCTGAAACGTGAACAGATGACCGCGCAAACCGTCTCTGACGAAATGGTGGATGTTGATTTGGGGCGTTATTTGAAACTCAAACACGGTTATCTCACTGAGACCGACACCACCGTGAAAAAGTCCGACGACACGCCGATTGCCGCCGAGCATTACGAAGTGCATCACCGTCTCGGCATGATTAAACTCAAGGACACCGCGGGCGTGGCCAAAGGCGACAAAATCAAGGTCAGCTACAAGACGGCAAACTGGGAGGCGTGGGTCATCCAAGCCAACACCGACAGCCAAATCAAATGCGAGCTGGTGCTGGATGGTCGCAACCGCGTCAATGGTGCGGATGTCAAACTGCACATCCCGAAGGCAACCCTGTCGGCGAGCGGCGCGTTCAACTTCTTCTCTGACGACTTCAACACCATCGAGCTGTCAGGGCGCCCGGAAGTACCGGAAGGTCAGACCAGCCCGTTCACAGTCACGCTCAAGGCGTAAGGAGGCGACATGAAAATCCGCGCCATCAAACCCTTCACCCACGGCGACCGATCCTTTGCGGTCGGCGACGAGGTGGACGCATCCCTCGCCGCAGGCAAATGGCTCATCGAACAGGGCGTTGCCGTTGAGGTGGTAGCCGAGACAAAAGAGGCGAAAGAGCGACCAAAGCAGGCGTAACGTCGCTTTGAACAGACGATGAAAAACACAGGCGGCACGGGCGATGCTAGGCGGGAAACATCCCCCCAACACAGGAATGCAATATGCAACCCAAAATACTTAGCATCGCCCTGCTGCTGCTTGTTGGCGCCGTGCAGGCGGAAGAACCCAAAAAACTGCTCAGCACAGACGATGTGGACTGTAGCCGCGTCAAAGGTTATCAGGCGCGGGAACAGTGCTACGCTGAACAGAAAAAACCAGACCCAGCCACAGAAATAAAAGACGCCACCGGAAAACCGCTGGCAGATCGCATGGCGTGGCAGAATAAAGATCAAGCACCGGTGAATAGTATTTTGAAAGGTGATTTGGTTTGCGAACGCTTTAGCCGACGTCCAGCGGATAAAGCAACTATTACCATTAAAGATGCCTCGCAAGAGTTCGAGGGCAGAGCCGTGTATGTCTATCTCAAAGTCATCAACGAAGGCAATGAAACGGAATTGCCGGACGATTATATGAATGAGCGTTTGGTAAATACTTTTGCCGTCAAAATGACAGATGGAAAAATCCATAGACTTGGTGAAGGACAATGGATAGAAAAAGACACGCGCGTGCGTGGCGGCAATCCATATAGGATTAAAATGCACGCAATCAATCCGGGAAATGCTATTGTGACGGATGTGGTTTGTTTAACCAAATGAGGTGCAGGTGTTGAATGAGCACTATTTTTTTAGGATTACGAATTGAAACACCCATATCATCGTACAGAAGTTGATGGGGTAAGTAGTGTTTGCCCTCTTTGATTTCGATCCCGATGCTCCGCAGTTTGTGGCTGATTATGAGACCGCCTGGAAAATTGTCGCCTCACAACTGGAGATGGACAATAACCAACGTGTCAATATTAAAGAAGCCATACGGCAGCGGTTTAATCGAGGCATCAAAGAAATATACCGGGATGTCAAACCGTTTTTTATTGAAAAAGAATGGGGGTGGCGAAACCTGGATGCGTATATTGCGCATTTCAGGACACGTCCATATATGCCGTATATGCTCGAATGGGCAGCAGAATACCATGACATTCCGTCGCATCCTGATATGGATACAGCATTATCATGGTTTACTGTTGCCGAATTGAAAAAATATTGCAAAGCGGTCGGCCTGTCTGCTCCCGGGAAACGGGAAGACATTGAAAACGCTATCCGCACGGAAGGCAGCTTTCTTGCAGCATGGCCTGGCGAAATTGATCAAAGGCGCAGGGAGAAAGAAGAGAAAAAATCTTTATCCGACAAGAGAAGGCGGGCGGAAATTCTGATTCATTACGTCATTTTTCTTTGTCATGCACAAGGCAAGATACGAGATATTAAAAAGGCTTTTGCCCGCAATCCAGAAGCCGTAGTTGCCTTCATGGATTGCCATGACGAGGGGGAGCGCGATTTCTACAAAAATATTACCGCAATTGATGAAACGCATTACCCGCCATTTTTCCCCGGCGACCGGGTAATAACGATGATATTTAGAAATCGTGAAAAAGTACCGGCAGGTAGAAGAATATTGCAAACACCGTGGAAATAATTCATTCAAGCCCCTTGCATTCGCAGGGGCTTTTTCGTATAGTGCGCACAAGGCTTCAAAACCTTTCCAAAAGCGGCTTCCGCACCCGTCAGAATTGCGGTTTTTTTGTGTCCGTGCTCCATCGTTCGTTTCGCATGGCTACAGGATTTTACCGATTTGTTATGGTCGGGAGGGCGAGGAATATAACACCCGCAAGGGGAATAACTCCGGCCTACTTTTGGAGGTTTTTGAACGTCCCGACCGCCCGCAAAGGGCAACTTCAAAATAACCAAAAGGTAAAATCATGAAAAACACAATGCAAACCGTGAATTTCTACGGACAAACCCTTCTCACTCTTTCCCACGATGGCAAACATTACGTTGCCATGAAGCCCATGTGTGAAAATATCGGGCTTGATTGGCGCGGACAGCGTGAGCGTGTTCTGCGTAACGAGGTGCTTAAATCAGTTGTGCTTATGACACGCACAACTGGCAGAGATGGCAAAGAATACAGTATGTTGTGCCTGCCGCTGGAATACCTGAACGGCTGGCTGTTCGGAGTGGACGTTACCCGCCTGAAGAACCCGGAAGCGCGCGCCGCCCTCATCCGTTACCAGCGCGAATGCTTCAAGGTGCTGTACGACTACTGGCACAACGGCAAGGCAGAAAATCCCCGCCGCACCACCCCGGATGAACGTGCCGGATTGCGCCAGGCGGTGACGATGCTCACCACCAAACGCGGGCTGATGCACGATGAAGCCTACCGCCTCATTCACCAGCGTTTCAACGTCTCCCACATCGAAGAAATCCCGGCGGAACAGTTGCCGCAGGCGATTGAGTACATCCACCGTCTGGCGCTGGAAGGTGAACTCTTGCCGCCACCGGAAGACAAGGATGCCGACTATATCCGCAGTCATCAAGTGGCGGCAATCGGCCTGATGCACGTCGGGCGGCTACGCTTTGAGGAGCAGAAAAAAGCACTCTTGCGCCTGCGCGACCTCACGGCACAGGCGCATGAAAGGCTGAAAGCGACGCTTGCCGAAACCCGCGCTACCCTCGACCTGACCAACGACATTTTGTACGGCAGCGGTGCTATTTGGGACGGACTGCATGAATCCCTATTCCATTTGATGTTGCCCGATGAAGTGATGGACGAAGGCAGAAACCGCGCGCAGAAGCACTACAAGCCGCGCATCTTGGTATAACCGAATTTTTAAGCAGCCCCCGACCTCGGGGGCTTTTTAATACCCAAAACAAAACCCCGCGAGGCTGGCACTTCGCGGGGTTTCTTCATATCACACCTTGGAGAAGGGAATGAAAGCAAATGAAGTATAGCAAAACCCGTGTACAGATTCACCCGAAGGAGGGATTGAAAGTGGAAACCTACGCCAGCCCGTTTGTGCGGGCGTGTATTGGAATCTCGTTGGTGCTGGTCGCCCTCGGCATGATGCTGCTGATGGCCGCACCGTTCGTCAAGGCATGGATGTAAGAACATGGCTACAGAACTGAACGTTGCCCTGCAAATTGACGCACGGGCGAATATCGATGCCATCCAAAAAACCATTGACGACCTCAAGGCGGCAGGCGGCAGCACCGAAGACCTTGAGCGTCAGTTACAGGCACTCACCGCTGAACTGGACAGGCTGGAGCGGGAGGCTCAAGCGAATGGGCTAGAATCAGTACGTGCTGATGCCGAGCGGCTGCGCGACCAGCTCAACGAGACCAGCGCCGAAGCGGAGAAGCTACGCAAAATCACCGAAGCGAAGATTACCCTCGGTCTCGCCAACGACGAAGCAATCAAACAGCGCATCGAAGCCGTTGCCGATGCCTACCGCACCCTGCAGGAAGAAGGCACGCTGTCGCAGGAAGAGTTGGCGCGGGCGGCTGAGCTCTACAGCGCACAACTCGCCGACCTTGAGCGGCAGCTAGGCAGCGTCAGCCATGAGCTCTCTGCCCTTGAAGGTGCGCGCGTTACTATCGGGCTGGATGCCGATAACCGCGCCCGTCAGGAAATCACCCAACTCGACCACGCCCTGGAACAACTGCGTGCCAGCGGCACGCTGACCGAGGAAGAACTGGCGCGCGCCACCCAACTACACGCCGAGCGCGTTGGCGAGCTGCGCGAACAACTTGGCGAGGTGGGCGAGACCGCCGAAGAATCGGCGGAGCGATTCGGTGACATGGCGCAAGGTCTCGCCGAAGTCGTCGCTGCTGGTGGCGGCCTGGCTGGTGTCGTTCATTCGGCGGTTGAGTTTGAAGCGGCGATGGCGAGCGTTAAAAAAGCCGTGGACGCCACGCCGGAGGCGAGGGCGCACCCCCCCTCCACGG